GGAACCCCCGGCAGTTTTGGTATTTGTACCCGACCGCACAGATTGCAACGGCGGAGTTTCACACGAAGTGGAAGCCGGACATCCTGCCGAAGGACGACTTTAAGGATGACCCGCAGTATGGGTGGCGAGCGGAGTTTAAGAATCGGGGGGACATCAGCGCGATCTACTTTAACAGTGGGGTCGCGCTGTATTTTAAGACCTATGCACAGGACGCTCAGCATCTTCAGTCGGGCACGGTGGACTATGTGGCTTGTGATGAAGAACTCCCTATTGAATTGTGGGATGAGATCAACTTCCGGCGGAACGCCGTAGATGGCTACTTTAGCATGGTCTTCACGGCTACCTTGGGGCAGGAGTTCTGGAGGCTTTGTATGGAGCCCAGAGCTGGGGAGCAGGAGGCGATGCCGTTTGCGAAGAAGCTTAGGGCTTCGTTGTTCGACTGCCAGTACTTCTTAGATGGAACCCCGTCGCATTGGACGCTGGACAAAATCCACCGAACCATCGCCATGTGTAAGTCAGAGGCCGAGGTGCAGCGGCGGGTTTACGGGCGCTTTGTCAGGGATGAGGGCTTGAAGTATCCTAGTTTTGACAGGGGGAGGAACATATCGTCCCCGATGGAGATTCCGGCCCATTGGCCTATTTATGTTGGGGTGGACATTGGAGCGGGTGGGGATGAGAACCACCCGAGCGCGATAACCTTCGTCGCGGTGAGGCCGGATTATCGGTATGCCAGGGTTTTCAGGCATTGGCGGGGGGACGACAAGATATACACGATGTCGGATGTGGCTTCGAAATACATGGAGTTGAGCCAGGACTTGAACATCACGGCGGCGTTTTATGACTACCATGCGAAGGATTTTAAGACGATTACGGATCGGATGGGGCTTTCATTCATTCCGGCGGAGAAGAAGCACGATGTAGGGGAGCAGGTGATCAATGTGCTCTTTAAGAACGGGATGCTGGATGTGGACAGCACGCAGGAGTGCTATCCGATTGTGAACGAGCTTACGACGCTTCAGCTTGGGACGGACAAGCGGAAGGCGAAGGACGACTCAGTGGACTCAATGCGTTATGCGCTGACCAAGATTCCGTTCGATTTTAGCCATGTGGGGTATGTGCCTATTCGTGAAGTAGTACAGCAGCGTTTTCTTAACCCGCATGAGGTGGCTCATGTGGAACGGAATAAAGACAGATTAAGAATGTTTGCATCTTCGGACAAAACAGGATTGAATGAGGTAAGTGATGAAATCAGGGACTGGAATGAAATTATTGGAGCGGATACTTCCCACTATGAAGAGGACTTCTTTTGACATACATGAAATATCTCGTATTATAGAGGAATGTAGTCGCAATGGGGTGGCTCGGTTCTCATACGGAGGGCTAGAACTCAGCTTCCTAAGCGTAGATAAGGCTCCGACCACCGAGCCAGTGTTCGTTAGACCCGAAGTAGCGGTCGCACAAGAGTCCCAGGCCAGGAGTTCTCTTACTAAAGAGGAAGTCGCTCTAAAGCAGGATCAGTTGGAACAGATGCTTTTAGAGGACCCGGTAGAGTACGAAAATCTCCTCCGTAATAGGGACATTGAATGAAAAAGTTAGATCACAACGAGTTGATGCGGTTGTATAAAGAGGGTGAGTCATCGGACAACTATCTTTATGCAGAACAACGCTCTAACCTTTTGCTTGTAGCAGGGGCGCACTATGCTCGCAAAGGTTCGCGGTTTTGGAACCGCGTTCGGGATGACAACCGTCTTTCCGAGGAGCAAAAGATTCGTCTGACGGTCAATCATATCCAGCGCATTTGCAAAATTTACGAAAACAACATTCTTTCTTACGCTCCGGCAGTTGCGGCAGTGCCTAAGAACGAATCCGAGCTGCAGGACCAGAAAGCCGCCGAGCTGAATCATTCCGTATGGAAGGATATTACCGAGCGCCATCGCTGGAGTGACAAGGTTCGAGAAATCGTTCAGGACTATGTTCGTGTGGGCGAGGTGTTTCATAAGATTTATTGGGATGAGACCAAGGGCAAGGTCATAGATTATGCACCGCTCGTTGATGAGATGGGGCAGCCTGTTGTGGACCCTATGGGCCAGCCGCAGAAAGACCCTTCTCAGCCCATCATGTCGGGCGACTTTGTATTTGAGCGGATCTTCGGGTTCAATGTGTTCAGGGCTCGCGAAGCTAAATCCATGAATGAGTCTTGGTTTATTGGCTATCGGAAGATGGTCAATATCGAGGATCTGAAGGCTCGCGTAGGCAACGACCCTGAGAAGCTTGATATGATCGAAGCTTCTCGCGATGAGACCTATATTATTTTTGACGGTTCTGGCAGCACCTACAACCGCTCTGACAATGAGTGCTTAGTGCTGGAGTTCTACATCCGTCCATGCATCACTTACCCCCTTGGTTACTACTTCATCTGCACTAATAAAGGGTGTCTTTGGGAAGGCGAGCTTCCTTTTGGTATTTTCCCGATTATTTACTGCGGCATGGACGAAATCCCGACTTCTCCTCGGGCATACTCCTTTATTAAGCAGCTTCGTCCGATTCAGGGTGAAATCAACCGGGCCATCAGTCAGGTAGCCACCCATCAGGTGACTCTTGGTGACGACAAGCTCGCAGTACAGGCCGGAACCAAGGTGGCGAACGGTGGTTTGCAGCCTGGGGTTCGGGTGCTTTCTTACTCGGGCCAAGCGCCTGTTGTCATTCCAGGACGCACTGGGGACCAGTATTTGCCGTATATTGGGCAGATGATTGATCAGTTCTATGTAATTGCCAATCTTCAGGAAGAGCTTGCAGAGAAGCCTTCGAATGTTGACCCGTATACGATGCTTTTCATGAGTATTGAGCAGAAGAAGAAATTCTCTGTGCATACGACCAAGATTACCCAGTATCTTATCGATTTCTGTACGGTGACTTTGGAACTTGCCAAGCAGTATTACACCGAGGCGAACTTGGTTCCTGCGATTGGTCGCTCTGAGATCATCAACATCGCAGAGTTTAAGAACACTTCTCCACTGTTTTACCGTATTGCTCTTGAGCCAGGCACGGAAGACATGGAGACCCGCCTTGGGAAGCAGCTTACTTTCAACCAAATCATGCAGTATGTGGGGTCTAACTTGGATCCAAAGGACATTGGCAAGATTATCCGCACCTCTCCTTACTCTAATAATGAGCTGGCAGCGGAAGATCTTACGATGGACTTTGATAACGGCACGAACATGATTTTGGCCCTTGATCGGGGTCAGTTCATGGAGCCATCCATGTATGATGACAAGAAATATCTGATTAAGCGTCTGACTACTCGGACCCGTAAGGCGGATTTCAAGTTTCTTGCTCCACAGATTCAGCAGATGTATCAGCAGATCATTAGTCAGTTGATCGAGATGGATGCCGAAGAGCAGCGTAAGATTCAAGAAGCCGCACAGGGCTTCATCCCTATGTCAGGAATGGCTGTCGTTTGCGACATCTATGTACCAGATCCGAATAATAGCTCGAAGACCATGCGAGCACGAGTGCCATACGACGCACTTACTTGGCTTTTGAAGCGCCTTGAAGAGCAAGGTGCAACGCAAAACGCCATCATGCAGCAGCAACAGGCCGTAGTTGCTCAAGCCGCGTCGATGATGCCTAGACTTTCTCCATCGCAACCACAACCGGAGGCTGTGCCCCAGCAGGGCGTACAGCCTCCAATTAATCCCCAGTAGTGAGGGCCAAGTCGCTACAAAGGAACCAATATGGAAGGCGAAGTAACACAGGAAGTCAACGAGTCAACAGCAGTAGAGTCAGCACCAAGTCCAGAAGCAGCAGCCCCGGCTGCCGCTCCTGCGGCAGAAGCGGCTCCAGCCTGGACCCCTAACTACAAAGTTAAGGCGTATGACAACGAATATGAGATCCCTGAGAATTTCAGGTCTTATATCAACCAAGAGAACGAGAAGCACTTCAAGGAAGTGTTTGAGCGGTCTTTTGCGTTCGATACGATCAAGCAGAAGTACAAAGACGCTCACTCCAAGTATCAGGATGTGAACGGCAAGTACGAAACCATCTCTAAGAACTTGGATAAGTTATCAAAGTATGTGCAGTCGGGCGACTTTGATAACTTCTTTAGCTCTATTAAGATTCCCGAGGCAGAGATCCAGAAGTGGATCTACAACAAATTGCAAATTCAGAGCTTGCCTCAAGATCAACAACAACTTTATACTAAGAATAGCGAGTATCAGAAGCAGCTTCTCTCCATGCAGGAACAGTATGAAGAGATGCAAGGCAAGCTGAGTGAATTTGAGCAATACCAAGCTCAACAAGCGCTTCAGCAGCGGCATAATGAGCTTGATTCGGTGATCGGTGGTCCCGAATTCAAGAGTCTCGCAGAAAGTTACGATGCTAGGGTAGGACAACCTGGGGCATTTAAAAACGAAGTGATTCTTCGGGCAGCGGCGGTAGCGAACGCTACAGGAAAAGAGCTGACGGTCCAGGAAGCAGTTCAAGATTTCGCAAAACTTGTGGCTTGGAACCAGCAGAACGCTGGACAGGCTGCGGGAGTAGCACAAAAGGGAGCTAGTAGGCCAACTATCCCTTCGGTGTCGGGGAAGGCCAGTTCTCCTGTAGCACCACAAGTAAAAAGCATTGAAGATCTGAAGAGGCTTGCTAAAGAAGCAACCGCTAAGGGTCCAAACTATTAACAAATATTCCCAATAGGGAAAGGAAACTAAACAATGGCAACTACTCGTAGTTTTAGCAATATGCTGAACGAATATCTGCCCGAGAAGCTCCTTCTTGACGAACTCAAGAAGCGCAACTGGGCGCTCCAAAATGTCGAACAGGATGACTCCTGGCTCGGCGGTAACCTCGTAATCCCATTCCTTGGTGCAGTCGGCTCGACCGTGACCTTCGGATCTCTTGCAGCGTCTAACGACATTGCAGAAGAACTGTCGGTTCGTGGTCAGATCAGTGCGTATAAGGAAGTTTGGGGTTCGATGCTGTTCAACGAAACCGACCTTCTTCAGCACGGCAAGCTTTCTGAGCAAAACTTCCTGAAGATCCTTCCGGATGCGATTCAGCGTCATGCTGATTACCTCTCTGGCGTGATCTCCCAGAACTTGCTCACTGGCAACGCTGTAGCCAAGCTGACCGCTGACGGAACTGCTGGCGGCGACATCACTGTTGCTCAACCAGACCGTTTCCAGATCGGCCAGAAGGTTATCGTTGACGATAACGATTCTTCTCCGGCTACCGGCTATGTGAAGACCATCAACATGAACACTGGCGTTGTCAACATCGTCACTGCTCGTGGTGGTTCTACTGGCGTAAACTTGTCTGCATACACCGTTGCTCAAGGAGCAGTTGTGTACAACGACGGTCAACAGGCTGATGGCTTTGACAACCTCCCGAACCAGCTTCTTTCTGCTGCTAACGGCGGTGCGGCTTCTCACCTTGGTCAAACCAAAACTGCGTATCCTTTCCTTCAGGCGATCAATGTGGACGGTTCTTCTGTAACCGCTGCAAACATCCTGTCGAAGATTTTCGACGCGTATGTGACTGTTCGTCGTCTCGGCGGTGGTAAGCCGTTCAAAGTAGTCATGAGCTACAAGAACTACGGTTCTGTACTCAAGGCTCTTGAGACTCAGAAGGGCGCATTCAATGTGATTCCTAACGCCAAGAAAGTTGAAGCTTACGCTTACGACGCAATCATGGTGGGTGGCTTCGCTGGAACTCTCGAACTGAACGCAGTTCAGGAGATGGACGATGACAAGATCATGTTCCTTGACATGAGCGTCATCAAGTTCTACACGAACGGCGGTATCCGTCGTCGTCGTGCTCCAGATGGCAAGGAATTCTTCGAAGTACGCGCTACTTCCGGATTCAGTTATATTGTCGATCACTGTTTGTTCGGCGAGTTCGTGGTACAGCACCCTAAGAAGTGCGGTATCATGTACGGAATTAACTACAGCATCTAATAGTTTGGGCGGGGGTAGAGATACCCCCGCCTTAATCTAAAGGAGAATAAAATGCCTACAAAATCACAATTTCTTGATCTCGAAGCGAGCATTAACTCTGGAGCTAATCTTCCGTCTCTTTCTGGCGAGAAGGTTGGGTCTAATTTGATGCGTGAAAAAGTTCAAGTTGCTATTGGTTGCTATGACTTCGCTGTTCAAGGTGGGGCCATTGGAACTGTTGATCTTATCGGGTTGGATGGCAAGCCTGTAGTTATTCCTCAGAGCGCAATCATTATTGATTCTCTGATTGATGTAATTACTCAAGGCGCAACTTCCACAAGTGCTACGATTGCTCTTACGGCGCAAACCGCAGGAGACATTAAAGCTGCTCTTGGAGCTGCTTCTTACACTGGATTGGTCGCTGGTATCCCTGTCGGGACCGCCGCTACCTCCATTAAGATGACTGCCGACCGTACCTTGAAAGCTACGATTGCAACTGGAACTGTTACCGCTGGTAAGTTCAATGTAATCATCGAATATATTTACTCTGCGTAAATAAAAAAGTAGGGGGTCTAAAGCCCCCTACCATTTTAAGGAGATTTTATGTCTGCACTTAGTTTGACGATAGGGGCACGGTTTAAGCGGAATACTTTTAAGCAACAAACTGTTGGCGGTACTTCCGCACAGTTGACTCAGCTTGCTATTTCGGACGCTGTGAAGACCCCGGATCAGATTTTTGTTCAAGCGCTTCCTGGTAACACTGGAACGATCACTATTACCAATGTGAACCCTGCGGTTAGCTTGGGAGCTGGGATTGTCCTGTCCGCGGGACAGAACACTGTGCTTCCTAGCCACAATCCTTCCGAATGGTATGTGATTGCCAGTGCTGCCAGCCAAAATTTGAACATTCTGTACTCTTCTGGGGCTGAGTAATGAACTACGCACCCTTTCCTCTTATATGGGGAGGAGTAGCCGCAGCAGCTTCATTTACTACAATTCAGACAGACTATGGGACATATCCTACTGCGTCTGGAACAACGGATACATTAACTTTTACTTCTTTAGACGGATCTGTAGTTATTACAGGTACGGCTTTAACGGATACTATTTCTTTCAGAACAAACCTAGCGGGGGAAAGTTTAGATCAAGCTATCGTAATTGCTTTAATGTTTGGGTAGGATAAAAATATGAAAAGAATCCTAGAATCTTCTGAATATGTTTTTAACGCAGCATCTTCGCAAATTGACTTTAGTGGTGTCAATTTTAGCGGAACTTTTGAGCCTCAGTATATTCTTGGGATTATAAACCTAGATTACAATAGAGGAACCCTGATTTACAACCCGGCTGGGCAAAATCCAACTGGAGGAATTTGGCTTTCACCATTTGTTTTGAATCTTCAGTTTAACACATCGTTGATGAATAACACAGACCGCCTGTTAGTTGTTCTCGACGATGCAGGGTATGCATCTCAGGTCAATGTTGCCAACACCATTCAAGCGGTTGCAACATACGCAGGATCGGCAAGTACATTTAGTGGCATGAGTGTGGTTGGAACTAACCTGTTAAATAATCTAACAAGTTCGTTTCTCGCGCAAGATGACCAACAGTTACTTTTGCAAGTGACCGCAGGTGCGACGATCACTGGCGGTAAATTTGTAATTGAGGGGTCAAATGACGGAACTAACTTTGTAAATTGCCCTTATGCCCTGCTCGATGAACCACAGTGGCAAGGCATTGCTGGAGTACCAAGCACTTCCTTGTTCTATCGCAACGAGCCAATCACGGTTTCTGCTAACAAAGTTTATATGATTGCCATACCGGGTTATTACCGGTTTTTGCGAGCAAGAATAACCTCCACGATCACTGGTGGAACATTATCCTCTGCGGTTGTTTGGCGACCCGTTGATCAACAAACCTGCCAGCCTGTAATGATGGCAGATCGGTCGTTCGTTGCCACCGGCAGATCGGCATTGAACGAAAACCTTCTCAACATTTTTAACAGTGATCCGGTCGATGTTTCTGGCTTTAATCAGTTCATGGTAAGGATTCTCGGTTCTGCGGGTATCACTGCTGGTGCGATTGTTCCCGAACAGAGTAATGATGGCACAACTTGGATGGTTCCAACTTTTTACAGTAATAGCGCAGGCGTTTTTAGTTCAGTTAGAACTATCGCAGCATCGACGGAATACTTCTTTCAGGGACCGCTTTATATGCGGTATTTCCGCATCAGAATTAGCACAGCCTTTACGGGCGGTACTGTTTCGATGTGGTGTAATTTGAAACAGGGGCGAGGTGTTGAGCGCAGTTATGTTTTCGGTTCTGAAACACTACAAGGAGTCTCACTTTACAATGTCGGCACAACTGATGTGTCTTCTGCTGCGATTACTGCGACAACAACTACAACACCAAGTTCATTCAATTATCAAGCATCGGGGACATTCTCTGTTCAGGTAACGGCCATTTCTGGGGCTGGAGCGTTCATGGATGTAAGCGTAGAGGCCAATCATTCAAGCCTTGGAACTTCGGCATGGTTCAGGCTTTATGATTTCCCTCGCATCACGACAACGGGGACTTTCCATAGCCCTCCAATCAAGTACGGTGCATTCAATCAAATTCGATATGTGCAAACTGTCGGTGGAACCACGCCTTCGGTGACTCGTCAGATTGCAAGAAGGCTGATCGGTAATGATCCCGGACTGGTGTTGCGTTCTTTTATTGATCGAACCATTTTACCTAACACACTCAACTCCGTTACACCTGTGTTTTTGGCAGATGGGTGTAGTAGTTTTAACCTGCTAGTCACAATGGCTGGTGGTGGTACGCCGGGTGCAATGCAGCTTGAAGGATCGGATGATAATGTAAACTGGTATTCAATCGGTACGCCATTGACTCTTGTCACTGGAGCAACAGTACACAATCATCCGAATCAATTACACATGGTTAGATGGGTACGGGCAAGAGTTAGCACAGCCGGAACGGGCACTACTTTGGGTCATGTAACTATTAGAGCATCGGGAGATTGAATATGATTACGATTTGGAGAAAAGTAGATGAGCAGACCGCAGAACTTGTGGAGGCGATGGAAGACGACCTAGCGCTGGCTCAAAGAATTTTGGAGCTACGGAAAGATGGGAAGATTTACCATGCCGAAAAACATGAAAACGGAATGACGGTGTTGTTGGATATTTAAATGGATTTTTTAGTAGAATTTACAGGAGAAGTCGGCGCAAGGATTATTAAAGATCCGAATATTTTTCAAAAGAAAAAGGATCAAGATAATGTTTTAATTAACCCAGATATAGGTCATTTAAAAGGCATATCTCCTTCTTTTTGGGTTAGAAAAGAACATTTAATTGATTCATTATCTCCTGAAGACGCTTATAAAATAGTATTTGAGTCGGAAAACGAAAAAGGAGTTATAACTCCTGAACGACTTATTTCTTTTGATAAGAAATTTAATGAATTAAAGATGCATTTTGACGCAAAGCGTGATGAAGACATTCACAATATGCTAAAAGCTTTGAAACATCAGAAATTGGAGATGGGGGCAGAAATCTCCGATTTACGGGCTGAATTGAAGCCCATGATTGAAGAGGCTATTTCGGATTTAAAAAACAGGCAGAGAAAGATAGAGCTATTGTCTTTTCTCTATTTAATTGCAATGATTTTGATAAAATTTGTTTAAGGAGAAGCAATGGCTAAGATTTACGGC